ACTCTAGTCATCAACTCACAACATGCAACAGATCCTATAGTCATCTCAGAAGCAATGCCAACTGCTTCATCATATACTGACCGATCTATATTGTAAGTATCACAAAAAGAGTCTACAGACAAGCGTGCACTTGAGGCACGTTTGTCTAACCGTTCATCGTCCGTAATGCGGTACCCTTTAAAAGGGAACCTCTCACGCAGAGTGTCTAACAAAGGATGACCTGGCTCACCTTTCCAAGACTCAACAACACCTCCTAGGAAGTGCTCAGCTTTATCTTGTAAGGTTATCCCAGGCACACGTGTCAAGTCACAATCCAACAAGCCAAAACGCTTCAACAGACACCCAAAAGCTAAAGGAGCACACCAAGTGCCATCCTCCAACCTCATGGGATGTCTTTTCAACATAGTAGCGCGAGAAAACTGCTCATGCCGCTCCACTGTAACCACTAAACCTATGGCCTCGAACCATTCTACAAACTCGCCTGGCTCCCTAACTCCACTAGAGTAACCTGCAGCAAAAGCCGAGATCACTAATAATGAAGCGATGGAGTCAGTCAATGTAGTTAAAACAGTCCCAGACACAAGGTAATAAGTGATGAAACGCCACACAACAGACTCTTGCTTGTTGGACGGGTTGGTAATCACAACATCTTTAGAAAGCTGGCCTAACAACCCTCGAATGATTGCTTCCGGTACTAGACAAGCACGCAAAAACAACCAGACTAACCAAAACACACCTAACCCAATAGAGGCATCACACATTGATATATCCAAGTCATAAGCCCCATCTGGGGTCACAACCAACACATCATCACTCATGTATAACGCAAACATTTGCTGCATACCAGACGTCATAACGTCATGTGCATGCCTAAATGCCTGCCCCACATAAGAGGGTGAATTCTCAGCCAGAAACTGGACTTCCAGCTCCCAACCCTGCAATACCACAACCACCGTTCGATATAGATGCTTCTTAACCGCATCTATGTAGCCTCCACCGAACAAAGCCGATATTAGTCCTAGACTAAAGTACAAACGAGGTGGCTTCCCGCTCTTCATACCCTCATCCTTAACTTCGGCAGTAATTCGTCCTACAAAACAATCATGTTTGATGGGCTGTACCTCACCATACCTTGCACGTGCGATGTGCTTACGAAGCACACCTTTTGCGTGTGGCAAATGGCCAGTGAAGTACCGGAAGGTCACATAGTCGGCAATCCAACAGCAGGCTAACCCCGCTGCAGAAACACCAAACAACCCTAAACGCTTTCCATAAGCGCACACAACTGACGAAAAATCTCTAACTTGCTCGTAAATCCATGTCCCAACACTGGAAGCGGAACTGAAACCCAAAACAGCACCCAGCCATGAAAGCAGCCCCAAAAAAGTAGCAGTGGTTAAATACTCTGCTAACAATCGAGACGCCCATGCCCGTATAGCTGGGTGACGTGGATGATCCAATCGCTCCCACCGTCGATGTGGGTGTTTACTAATAAAGGTAACCCCCTTAAATGGACCTGGATCAATACGTGCACGGCCCATGCGCAAAAACTCTATACTATCACACGCATAAGTGTCAAAGACAAATGTCAATTGTCGTCTCGTAGCTAACAAGTCCTCATACAGGGACCCGCCACGAGGTTTGAATACCCGTGTTAAGGCAGCAGCCTGATTGGCAGAATTGGCTGCTGCATAAGCAAACCTACCAACTCCACACAACTGTGTGGCAACCAAAACCTTCTTCAAAGCTTTGGTACAAGGAGTGTTCCACTCCAACTGGCCATCCACCAAGCGACCACCATGCTCTCGCATAACGTCCAATATATCGCGCCGTTCCATAACCTCCACTGATGGGCGAATATCACTCCTCACATACTCCAATTCCCATAGTCCAAGCTGCATACATGCTCCTAGAATCACGGATTTATCAAAGCAAAATGATGGAACCAAACCCACAGTAGAATGAATAGGAACACCCTGAGGTACCTTATTCAATGCCATAGCAATATCCTTAAAGGCACCAGTCAGATTCTGAATGAACCTGACTGGCAACGTGGGATACGCCCTACAAATATCTAAGGTCACCGAACGCAATAGGCTTTCACTAGGCACACAAGCACCAAAACTCTTAACCACCCTATACACGGCTGGTTTAAAAAGCCACCCATGCCTGCTGGAAAACACAAATGGAAACTGTGCAACTCGACCTGAGTGCACTCCACTCACCACATACATCCCAGCATCATTAACATAATTTGGCAGACGCTCCCCGTCCCAAATGAAATTAGTCTCATCCAAGACTTCCCCATCTGAACCAAGCATCTGCTCAAAATCATCGGCTAAAGGTGCTACACCTTCCATCTCCAAACCAGTGTAGTGGCTAAACGCCTCCTCTGAAGATTTCAAGTATGCCCTGTG